TCACTATCCATTATGTCTTTCTTTAATTGTTCTGCCTATTTCTTTACAGCTTTTTTGTTGTTTTCCTCTTCCTTTTTTGCCTTATCAAGAATTTCCTGATATTTACCTTCAAAGAAATCTTTATTTCCTTGTAATGCCTGAGTTGCTTCTTCAATATCTTCACCGGAAGCAAACAGTTTTTCAGTCATCTTTATAGCTCTTTCTCTGCTATAACCTCTATTTATAAAGTCTTGTTGCAGTAATTGTTTTCTAAGATTTATTCCTTTTTCACTCTCATCGTTAATATGCTCCTCTGTTATACTATTTAAATAGTTTAATGTCTGCTCATATTGATTAACGACATTAGGTTCAACACCTGCATTAAGAGCATCTAAAACTCTTCTTTGAGATTCATCAATACCTGCACGTATCTGCTGTGCAATTAAATCTCTGAAATCTTCTGCTTCAACAACTTTATCAATAGTTTCATCATCTAAGTCAGGAAAGATACCTTCTTCTTTCAAGGCGCTGGCAATGGAAGAGTAGAAGTTGTTTTGTTCGGGAGAAGAACCATCCTTTTCAGAAGAAGTGGTATCTTTCTTTCCTTTTACTTTCTCTTCACTACTTACGCTCTCTGGTGATTCTGTATCTTCAAATAGATCTTCTGAATCTACCTCAGTAGTTGTTATTTCTTCAGTTTCAGTTTCTGTTTTTGTTTCCCCTTTCTCTTCAGGTTTTTCAGGGGTTTCTTTCTGTGTATTATCCTCTACGAAAAGGCTAGCAGCCTCATCTCCTGTAAGGATATTATCCATACTTAAAAAATCTTCCATATTTAATTTCTCCTTTAAACGTTGCAAAATTAGTAAGTTAAGAAATTTTATACAAACGTATAAACATTTTAGTAATAAACGTTAAACAAACTACCTAAATTACTGCCTTGCAAATTTGTTATTTATTGTTTGATTTTTATTATGTTTTATTAATCCTAAACGCTTAATATTCTACGTTTACATGTTAAATCCATACATATATTTAACGTTAAGTTAAGCAGCTGAGTCTTTAGCTCTGACATCTCTTTTTCAAGCTGATCGTTCTTTTTAAGAACTTCTGCTAATCTTTCTTTATTATCATCACTTAACTGTTTGTAGAATTCAAGTGATTCCTTCATGTTTCCTATAATAGTATTATCTACTTCACTATTATATTTTCTCTTAGCCATTAACCAAGTAGCAAATCCTGTGATTATTGGAGCTAGAATGTTTGTAATAATTAAAACAATAATTTCCATATTTTATATTTGTGTATTATAAACCCTAATAATATTAGCACTCCTACTCCTCCTAAATACATTAAAGTTTTTTGCCACCATGCGATATTTTTCTCTATATATTCTGGAACAGGATACGGCTTTGGTACAGAATCAATTTTTGATTTATACAAAGTGTCGCGTACTTCCCGATCTTTCCATCTTATATGCCATTTTTCAATTAAAACAGTATCTCCTTTTATTTCAGTAGATGAACTATCTTTAACATAGATATTTTCTTTTTCTATTTTTGTTTTAATAAGAGTATCAATTCGCACAGTTTCCACAGGAACGTATTCTACCTGTTTACATCCATATAAGAAAGATATAAAGATAAAAAATAACATTACTATAAAATTATGTTTCATTTTGTAGCCCTTTCTTTTTTAGCTTTCATTCTTTTTATCTCTAAATCTTCTTTTGAACGCTGCTTATCAAACTCTAAACGTTCTCTATCTAATGCAAGTTTTTTATCAAACTTCAGCATATCTTGCATTAATCTGTCTTTAGCTTCCTGACTATAATCTTCAGGAGCCATTCCTTCTTCATCAAGTTCTGTCATCCTGTTCTTTAATTGTAATATAGCCATTTCAGCTTGAGAGTTAATTTCAGCAACTACAACCTTGGTTTCATTATCTCTTTGATTAATAGCATCCTTAAAGTCACGTTCAGCCTATTTATCTCTCATATTAGCTTCTAATGCCTGTTGCTGTTGTTGAAGTGCCTGTTGCTGCTGTTGTTGTTGCATTTGTTTGATTTGCATTTCATCTTTTTCAACAAATCTCTGTTTCTCAGCAAGAGATGCACTCATAAACAACTTCATTATAGTAGAGAAACTTAATGTCTGATTTTGTAATGCAGCTTGAGCAAGAGTTTCCAGTTTTTGTTGTAATTCTTGTAAACCTCTGTTATTATCTACAACAAGCCCATAGTCACATTCTGCAAATTCATCACCATCAATTTCCATCATTTTTCTGGAAGTATCTGGTAATATGTAATTAAACTTCTTAGTCCTACCTTGCATTGCAATCTTGGCGGTTTCCAAGAAACATTCTAAAGCTCTACGCTTTACATCATCATGTACAGCAAACCACTTTTCAGTAATGTGAGAAGACTGTAATGTAGCTCTTTCTACACCGCCTACTGTTTCTCTATTGCTTATTTGACCTTCTCTCTGTTTGCTAATACCTGCTACTTCAGACATTTCAAGTTTAATAAATTCCAAGAGATTAATATATTGCTGGATATTGTTACCAAAATCTGCGTCAATAACACCCTGAGAATTGGAATTTAATCCACCTGCTATCTTTCCTGTAGCAGCACCTACTAATCCTTCATTAAAACTATCCTCTACAAACAAACCCATCGTCTTAGCATAGTATAACCACTTTTCAATCTTCCATGATTGTGGTTTCTTAGCTAAATCCAATCTGGTCATTTTACCCCAGTTCTTAGCGATAAGTTTATTTAACCTGTCATGTATTACATCATACATATAACTGAAAGGCTTCATCATATCAACCATAGAGAATGGTTTGTCATCGTTTATATTATAGATACTTCCTATAATACCAAAATGACATCTTGAAGGATTATCTAATCTGTTATATTGAATTATGCGGGGTCTGATATTAACGTATACATCTTTACCTATCTTAGTACCTTCCCAAGCTTCATTTACCCAGAAACTCTATTCTTCTTCACCTTTATCTTCGTTTGCTGTATACTTCTCTGAAACAAAAGTAAAATCTTCATCACCTGTAACAGGATCATAAAATTTTATTTTCTTGATTTTTCTTCTTGATTTCCAATATACACGCATTACTCTGATATTACCAAATGCATCAAAAGGAAGTAAATCATAACCAATACTATCTGTATATTCACCAAGAGGGTCAAAAAATACACTGCTATCAGAGATAACATCTGATAACATATGAGTATTAATAAAACCGTATCTTTCATCAATATTATCCATAGAATCAACAGCTCCCTAACCAAAATGATCAGGAGCAGTTTCTATATACTTGATGTCTTTTGGTGTAAGTACATCATAATATGTATCATATACTTTACCTGGAGACCAATAATCTTCAAGTATAACCATATCAGCATCCTCTATTCTTGTAGAAGATCCAGATTTGAATATTCTTATCTTCAATGGATTTATTCTTTCAATAATAGGTTCTCCACCTACTATATCACACTGATATATTTCCTCTCCTACAGTAAGTGCATCAGAGAAACCTTTATTAAAAAGTAGAGGCATATTATACTCTTCAACATAATGTTTCAATACGCAGTTACCTCGAACTTCTCTAAAATCCTGCCACTCATATGTGTAATAATCATTCAGTTTCTCTAACTCCTGATTAAATTCTTCTTCAGTGAGAGCAGTATTCTATATAAGTTCCTGTAGCTCTTTAAACAATGCCTGCTTTTTATTATTCTCTATTGCTGAGATTGCATTAGGATTAGTAACTACAACTTTGTAATCAAATACCCTACCTAATTCTTCACCTATTAATACATTAAGTTTTGAATTTATTATAGGATAATGCTGAATATTGTCAGGTATAAAATTGGCTTTAATCTTCTCAGGATTGCAGATTAACTCTAAATCATCCATATGAATCTTACCAGCCATTAAGTCATAGTTAATCTTCTAATGTAATATACTCTGTCTTACTGATGCATAATTAAACCTCAGCTTGGAATCTGCAAAGTCAACACATTGCATTCTCCAAGTGTTACCTTTCTTTGTAAGAGGTAACTGTTGAGGTGGAAATTGAACTACATTTATCATTAGACTAGTATTTTTAATTTTGCGCAAAATTAGAATTAAAAGGTAACATATACAAGCACATAAACGATTTACTTATATATATTACCTTTTTCTGCTAAATTTACTTACTCTACCATGTACTTATCAAATCTGTCATCATAATTCTCTGTAAAGAATTCATCATTACCCGCATAATTGACATCCTCCTCTCTATGTGACTTTACATCTCCCTGATAAGCTATTATCTTTTCCTCTCTATATAACATTAACATACCTAATGCACGTACTCTATCCACATTTATGAAAGGATTATAATCAACTAACTCTCTAAGCAATGCTCTGTTTCTTATAAAGTATAAATTAGGAATAGTACATTCAACTTCAGCTCCATCCTATACTTGAATTGTAACTACTGGTTTTATAAGCCATTCTTTAATGAGAGAATCAGCATAATTATTGATTGCTGCTGTAGCACGTACACCTTTAGCATTATTACCAAAACTTGTATATTTTATTATCTGTTTATCTCTCAGGTACTCAGGAGTATCTGCCAGTAAATGTGTACAATTCATTTTACTGAAATATGAAAAGCAGCCTTTAAGGTTAGATTCATAATTAACTTTAGCTTTATAGAATAAACATAACAGTCTTACTTTTTCATATAATTCCTCAGCATACACAGTTCTACCTGTATATTCTGCAACTATTCTATCTGTAAATAAATCTAACACCAATACGGAACCTAAAGATTGTGAATTAGCCTAGTCATTATCATATGGGTCAAAACCCATAATGTACCTATCATTATATACCTTACCATTTTTATCATGTTCAGGCATTTCAAATATTTCTATACATCCTTTTTCAGTATTGTCCTTTAAAGGATAGTTTCTAATAGGTACATCATTAGAAGGTCTAAACTCTACTTCGCCATTTTTATTAAGAACTAAATCTCCACACCAGAATTCATCATAAAATGTAGGAATATTGTCAATCTGATTTATTCTTTCGTTTAATTGAGTAACAGGAAATATATTACCTTTTGTTCTAAGTAAAGCCTCCTATGGAGTAATTGGTATTTCAGCAACAGTTCTAGTAATAGAATTTAAGTCAGTACTATTATACTTTACTCTATACCTGTCTTCTAATATTTCCAATAAAGCTTTAGTAATATCACTGTTTCCATCTTTATCATAACAACCTTTTCTATTCAGATATCCTGGAAAGAAAAATGTTATTTCATTTCTTCCCTAACCTTCTTTATCATATACATTAGGAACTCCATACATTCTATATCCTTTAGGATTATATACTATTTCCTAAGCTCCTGCAAAGTCACTTTCAGAATCACCGGAAGTACCAATCATGTACATACTACCAAAAGATATATCACCTTCCTATACAGAAGGTATCATAATATTGTAAAGTTCCAGTACATTTCTGAATGCACCAAACTCTTCTACAACTATAAGGTTCTAACGTTTACCTCTGACTTTTGAAATATCATCTTTCGCAGATACACCCATTGCTTCATTCAATGTACCTTTATCTGTACCTGTATCCAGATCTTTATATCCCATCTTCCACATCATATCCTATAAGGAAGACTTTAATCTCTTTGAAGGAAACTATGTATTCTAAGCTAGAAAATCAATACCTGCCTGAAACTTGTTCATTATACCATCAGAGGTTAAGAACTGTTTCTAATAGGCAGTGGCCATACATTTAACAGCTCTATTTACATCATATGACTCTCCTAATACAAATCTTTTACCCATCATAGCAGACATCGTGTAGCTTTTGCTATTATGTGTAGTAATAAAATCGCCGATTAAATAACATTGACTTTCATTATCAACAGATACACACTTACATTTTTCATAGCCTATTTTTCTAATATCTACTATAGTTGAAAAATCTCTATTGCTTTTAGAATATGTTGACTCGAATTTACTAACTAATTTCTGTTTTCTTTCTAAGTTAAATAAAACATCTGATGTATATATTCTAGTAATATAACTATTTAAGCATCTTTTATATACTCCATTAACTTTGTAACCAGATTTTTTAACAGACTATAAACAGTTATAGCCAAGGCTTCTAGATATGAAAGCTATATCATCAGCAAGTTGTTTAGAAGATACGCCTATAATAGGAACTCCGTTACTATCTACAAATCCGTCAGAATCCATTAATCCTTTCAATATATTAAGTCTTACTTCTCTAGAATTATACTTATATTCGTTAGGAATAAATTTATCTTCTGATTTTTTCATGTGTAATCCCCAACCCATAAGTATATGTTTAACGTTAGGGATTCTTATAAAATATCCACTTTCTGTTTTTAGTTTAACTATATCATATGGTACACATCTTAAATATGTACACATATCTTCTTCTGAGGAAGTATAATAGACATTATTCTACAATTTTTCCGTTCTAAAGCAGCCATCACCTAGACATAAGCCAAAAGTATAAGGATCAATGGGAACTTGTTTATAATTCCATTCTACACCTTTATTAGCAGGTATTGCATATATATATTCTACTCCTTTGTTTCTATTAGAAAGTTTTCGTTTCTTTACAAAGTCCCACATCATTTCATATGTAGATGTTGTTTTGAAACAACGACTATATCTTCTATAAACTCTCCATAGATGATTACCAGATGCTTTTACTTTTCTACCGTCTTTCAGTGTTATCTCGTATACATCACAGTAATCATCAAAAGGAATATCTATAACTTTTGTCAAATTGCCATCATCTCCATAAATATAGTCTCCTATCGATATGTCCTTCCATAACAATTTACCCTTCGGTGTGTATATTTCCTAAGAATAAGGATGGGCTTTTCCACGTGAACTTATTTCACAACCGTTGTTACCTCCCTTCTCATTAAATATACCTCCGTTTATAGCCTGATCTATATAGTTATATCTATAAAATATACCATCCCATACCTCTGGGAAATCAATAATTCTATCTCCCTTCTTAGAACCTTCTTTAATCTTAGTCTACATTATAGGCCAATAATTTAGAAAGAAATACATATCTCCAGTTACCCAAGCACCATCTGATTTTCTCACCATTCCATAGTAGCATCTTCTGACTTCTTCTCTAATCCACTTACCATATTCACTATTAGGGTTTGGATTAGGTCTCAAATCAGTAAATCTACCTGTCTTCTAAAAATGAATAGCAGTAGGTCTGAAATAATCCATATCAGTCAAGATAGGAGGCTTTGTGATATTTATAATAGCTTTACCTTGTTCATCTCTAGGCAAATCTTTAAAGTAAGGTCTATCTGGAGAAACAAGGTATTTTATAAAAGGTACATTGTTTATAAAATCTAAAAACTATTCCTGTATCTCATCAGGATACTAGTCTAATTTTAACTATTCTATTGTAGATTGATATTTATTAAATTCCATAACGTTTCAGTACATTTTGCATAGTAAGTATAGTTATTTTATCTATAGCTTCTTCTCTGCTAATTTCTTTGGAATTGAATGTGTAATTTTCTGAACTAATACGCTCTTTATGATAGTGATCAGAAATAAATACTTCCATCTTTAAATTCTTTATAGCAGGAAATTTACTATCTGTTGTTGACATTACAGGTATATAATAACCATCTTTAAAACCAAGAGATGATTCCAATGCTTTTAAAAATAACTCTAAACTTCTCATATTAATATTCCATCATCCATTAATGTCTTTTCATTACCTCCTCTAGCTCTACCTTGCTCCTGTATTTCTCTAGCTACTGCCTTCTCAGCATCTACTACATCTTTAGCTAGTTGAGGTATCTGTCTAATAGCAGTAGTAACACTGTTAATAGTGTATATAGGTTTTCCTTTGTCATCTTTAGCGTTTAAATCTACATTTTCAAGGAAATCTCTAACCTTATCAATAGCTTTCTTAGTACTTCTGAGGAGCTCTTGACTTATTGTAGTAGTAAGTTGTTTATAGAGAGAAACACATTGAATTTGTAATTCATTAAATTTAGGTATTTCCATACCGTTAGTAGTACATACTTCCTGCAATCTCAAATTTTCATCTACAATATAAGAATAATCACTTCTAGGATCATATGTAAAATATACTATAGTGAGAAAATCCATAAATCCTCTCTTATCTCTGTTTTTGTCTGATTTATATAATTGTCTAAATGGTTTTAATAACAACAGTTCATCATCAAAAACAATTTGAAAATTTTCTACTCTTACCAGTTTCATATATAATAAAAATAAACCTGTCAGTAATCCTGACAGGTTGTGTTTTAAAGTTTTATTTCTTTTGATTTAGGCATTATTATTGTATTTGGCGTTGGGTCAGGAACCTCTTCATAATCTGTAATAATATATGCCACATCTGATTCGTCTATCATGAAGTAGTCTTCATCGTCCATAGTTACAGTAGGAATATCTATACTTATAATAGGATTTTCTACAAAGTCTTCTCTCAAAGAATCTTTATCGTATTTTCTCCTAATATACCTTGTAGGATTTATAAATACAACATCTCCTTCCTTTATGTCTCTTACAGAGTTTCCTATTCTTACTACTGTCTGATATTCTTTATATCTGCCTTCTAACTTTGAAGCATCTACAATTACCCCTGTTGTCTGATCCTGTGTATACTTGTTTGTAGTTGTAAGTATCTTAGTATACATAGGTTTTATATCTTTAATTCTCAGCATTTGTTCTTAAGTTTTTAATGTAACCAAATCTCTTTTTTATCCTATAGTACCTATCTTCAGTACATGTAAGTTTTCCTAGTGACGGAATATTAAAATTAGTTTTTAATTTAGAAAAATCTTCTTCTTTTATATCTTCTTTTAATGGTAATTCCTAAATTGTACATTTAATGAATTTCCAATAAGACTTATAAGTTTCTTTTACTAGTTCAGTAGGTAAATTTAATTCCTTTGAAACTTGTTCTATTATTTCATCATATGTCATGTTAATATTCAAAAACTAACAATAATTGAAAAATTCCGTTATCTTCTTTTACATCAGGTATTAATCTTGGATTAATTCTATCGTTAACAAAGAACTTTTTAGATTTAAGTTTACTTTTAATTACCTGAAAATGTTGATTAGCAACATTACAATCTTGTCTTATTTTTCTTTGAGAGTCTTCACTCATTAGTGTTCTATCCACTAAATCGCTATCCAATATTACTTTACTTAATCTGTATCGTTCTTTTAAAAAGGCAGCAGCAATATCAGTTTCTCTACTTGTAAGATTGTGAAAAGGTACTAAAAACTCCAACCAATAACGAAATAATTGATCAAGACTACAAGGAACCCTTATTACATTATTTGGTTTATTTGTAATCATACTAAATTATTTATCTTCTTTCTCTTCCTTTTCTTCTTCTGGAGGAGTCATAATATCTACAATCTCTTTAACACAGTTATTTACGAATTCTGTACTGAAAACTTCTTTGTTCTCTATTACTTTAAATAACCAAGGTAACTTATTTACAATATTTGAAACTTGTCTAAGTTCCTCTGCAATCTGATTTCTTTGCATTAATAATTGGTCACACCAATTTTTAAGCTGTTCATAAGACGGTTTGTTAAGGGCATTATCAGCTCCTTCTGTAGCTGTTTTTGCTTTTCCTTCTACTGTTTCAGTCATTTCTTTATTAACTTCTCCCATATTAATTAATATTTATCTAAATAATTATGTCCAAATCTTAAATTATACTTATTCTCCCATTCATTTATATTCCCTGTAGCTATGTCTGTAGAACCACATTCATCACAATATTCAGAATTTGCCAAATGCTCTACGTCTCTAATCTTTAAAGAAAGACATTTTTTGCAATAAAAAACAGGTATTGAATTAAAATCTTCTTTCGTCATATATTAACAATAATATAATAAAACGTAACCTCCTTTATCCTATATTGTATTTACGATGTCCTCTTTATGAATTTTAGCTTCGTTTGCCTTATATAAGAGTTCTCTTATAGTAGCTGCCTATATAGCATAAAGTTTTCTATTCTCTTCCATATTTTCTAATTTAAGTTGCGGGGAGAGGATTCGAACCTCTGACCCTCAGATTATGAGCCTGATGAGCTACCTCTGCTCTACCCCGCGATATACTTAATTATTTCTTTTTTGCTTTTACTGTAGCAGCCTTATTCATTACTTGTGCTCTTTTTGTTAAATCGCTAGCTAACTCTTTAGCTGCTTTAATAGCCGCTGTTTTTCTTTTGGAGTCTTCCATTATATTCTGATACTCCGCCATTGTACGAGCATCACTTTCTGCTCTCCATTTCTTTTCCTGTGCTGATAATTTTTCTGCCATATTTTTATTAAATTTTAATATCATTATTTTGTCATCTATATACCAGTTACCTGTTTCATTATTATATTTCAAACTATATATGTTATGAATGACGATGCAAAGATATATTATTTATTTTTATTATCCAAATTTATTTCTGTATTTAACAGTAATTAACATTATTCTATTGTAATAGTTATAGTATCTTTTGCTTCCTATAGTTTTTTATAAAGACTTATAAAAGTTTCCTTAGAATCTAATATCATTCCTACTTTTTTATTTTTACCAACAAGTATACAACCACTTGTATCTGTATGAGTATTGCCTACATGTATAAGTACACCTTCGTACCCCTTTATCTCTAATAGTCTAGGTACTCTTCCATAATTAGCATTCTATCTATAAAAATCTTTATTACTATATTTGTTACTTACTACATTTAAGGTAATCCTATATGTTCCAGTAGGAATCGCTGTCTAACCAGCAATTTTTACTTTCTGTATCTATGCAATAGACATTGATTCGTTTAATCCTCTATCTTTGTCTTCCAAAGTATCACAAAAATACTTACCGTCTATATAAAGTTTACCTATTGTATAAGTATCTTTTTTAGCTATTCTTTTTAATAATAACTTCATAATGATATATGATTATTTTTATTTAGTACATCCTAATCTACCACCTATCCTGTAACAGATGGTATATTTAAGTTCCATCTCTTCCTAATTAGAATCCTTTGACCTTTCCAAAGTTATTTCTCCCGCACTTGGACATTCAATTTTCCTAATTCTGCAATACATAATTCAATAAATTAAAGATTTTTACCTCGTTAATTTGAGGGAGGGATATTCCTCACCTCAAACATTGTAAATTACTAGCAACACCTGCGATAGCAACCAATACACATGCAATACACATAATTGCTTCCATATTAAACAAATTTAAAAATTAAAACCAGACTTCCAGAGAGGAGTCGAACCTCTGAATAATAGTTTTGCAGACTACTCCCTTAGCCGCTTGGGTACTGGAAGATGTCATTTATTTAATATGTTCATGATATTACATTAAATACAACCTGGCATAAATATATACCAAGTTTTAATTAATCAGGGCGTTATATAGGATTCAAACCTATGACTTAGAGAACCACAATCTCCCGTTCTATCTCTGAACTAATAACGCCATATTAAGTAACCCCTAGGAGAATCGAACTCCTATTCTAACATCGAAAGTGTTATGTCCTACCTTTAGACGAAAGGGCTATCTATTATTTCTTTTTGGAGTGATTCCAACGAGCTGCGTTCTGTGCAAAGATTGCTCTCTTACGTGTAAGAGGATTCTTGCTGTGTGTCAGCTATTCAGTAGTTTTACCAGTACGCTTCTTGGTTGCGGTAAACTTACCTTTATTCTCTTTTTTAATATGTATAGCCATAATTTAAAATAATATTATTATAATTAATATTTGTATTATTTGTCCCACTATACCTCCCAATATTGTAGCAATCCAGTCTAACCAGTCCCACTTGTTACCATATTCTTTATCCTTAAATTCTAATCCGCTGGCTACTCCAAGTACACATAGTATTGTAAATATCATACCGATAGGTATAGCATAGCAAAAATGTTTTAATCTATTACTTTCAATTAACCACATATTATTTCTATTTTAGTAGGGAAAACAGGACTCGAACCTGCACTCCCGTGACCCCAGATCACGAACCTTAACCAATTAGGCCATTTCCCTATAAGCTGGGAAGATAGGACTTGAACCTACTATCTTTTGATTAACAGTCAATTGCTTATACCACTTAAGCTTCTTCCCAATAGTGGAGAAGATGGGACTCAAACCCATGACCCCCTGCGTGCAAAGCAGGTGCTCTATTCATCTGAGCTACAACCCCAATTAATTAAACCAATGATCCATCCAAAAATCAATCTACTATGGAATTAAATTATCTATCCATTCTTTGAAATATTTTCTATATTTTGGATGATTGTTTCTATAAAATTCATATTCCAATTTATCATATAACCTTTTATCCATAATACATTAACTATTTTATTAGCGGAGATAGGAGTATTCGAAACTCATACACCTAAGCGTACCATCTTCTTAGCAGGAAGTGCCCTCTCCCCGAGAGTTCTCATCTCCAGAAATAATGCCTACTTTCACAAGCGAGCATTATTATATTTCATTCGAAAAATACATGAAAACAAAAAAAAATAAAAATATTATTTTAAATTTGAGGAGAGCTGAGGTGTCGATCCCCATACCTTGCAGTACCAATTGTTTTCAAGACAATGTTTAGAGCCGTCTAAATTAACTCTCCAAATCTTCTCTATCTTCACAGACCAAGAAGAAAAACTTAAACTAATAATTATAATAAACGCGCGGAGTACAAGGGATTCAAACCCTAAACTTCACATAGACAGTGTGATGTGTTATCGTTACACTATGCACTCCAATTGCTATCATTAACTACCCCCGATAGCTAGAGTAGATTCTACGACATCTATAAGGTCTAATCTTACGTTATATTTCTCTATATTAGATGGTTTAGAAACAACAGCCTTAGTATTACGTTGAGTCCATAACTCTTTATGTAGAGCTTTATAGAAGAATCGAACTTCTGACTTCAGGTTACAAAGCTGATGTTTTACCATTAAACTAATAAAGCAAATGTAGGAGAGATGGTTTTAGAAAAGCAAATATTTATTATTCTCTCCTACATAAAATTATGATTAATATTTATTATATTGTTACAGATAATTTATTTACACTATCTACAAAATTAAGAACAAACTGTTCGTTTTGTAATCCGTCTTCCTGGATTTGTTGAAGTATATCTTCCAAATCTTTAAGACATTTGTTCATTTTACTGGTTAGTACTTCCATTGTCAACAGAGCTAGTTTTCTTTTTAGATATTTTCTTTTTAGGTTGTTTAGTTTCAGAAGTACTCTTTGTTTTTAATTTAGTATCTTCTGCAACTTCTTCCTTTTTTGTCTCTGTCTCCTTCTTTGCCGATGCTGCATTTTTATTCTATTCCTCTACCTTTTTTCTTGCTTTATTCATCTTTCTTTTATAATAATTCGATTCATATAAATAGATACCTATAATAGAACCAATAATTATTATTGTCAGCAATAAAGGTACCCAAAATGGTGCTAATACCCACCACCAAGACCAACTGATCACACCTACTAATTTTAATACAACAAAGACAATTCCTAATAATGATGTAGGACCTATACCTCCTGTTACTATTGTAGAATTACTTCTACTCTTAAATAAATCGTCAAAATCTCCCATTTTATTTATAATTAAATTAAAATTTTAAATCGTCTGCGGTGGGTTCAATTTTAGTGCCTGTGGAAGGATCTTTACTACTAGGATAAGGATTATCTTGATTTAATCGTTTTAAATCCATACCTAGCCACATTACAGCTTCTTGAAGTTTAGTGATAACTAAACTGGTTTCTCTACAAGGTTCAAGACCTTTTACTCTTTGAATAACATCATCAATGTCTTTTCTCAACTGCTTAATAGCAGGAACTTCTACTTCCAAATTCATACTAATATTAAATTAATTGGTTGTTGGGACACTAGGATTCGAACCCAGACAGGAGGATCTAGAGGCCTCCGTGCTACTCTTTTACACCATATCCCAATATATATTTACTATGTCAAAGATCTTACTTTGTAGGGTTATCTAGATTCGAACTAGAGATGACAGATCCAAATTCTGTAGTGTTACCATTACACTATAACCCTTTTAAAAAGGAAGTTCTTAAAAGTCCTTAGTAGAACTTCCTTTAATTAAATGCCGTCCTCATTTAATTCTCTTTTACTAAGGACACCAACTAATTAACCTTTAAACTTTTAACCTTTTCTCGCTGCAAAGTTAATACAAATATTTATTATCTCCAAATATTTTCTATTTATATTAACGTTATTTAACTAAATCGCTTATTAAAAACCTTTTTATAGTCTTTTTCTGGCATAAATAAATAGTCTCCTAGATGCAAAGAGAAGGGTAATTTCCAACTATACACTAATAATCCTTCTATTACACAATATTCTACAAAGTCATTAAAAAGTACTATAAAATCTATTATAAAAGAACCTATTATGTTTAGTGCGTATTTCATAAATTATTAAATTTTAATAATAACATTTTATGTGATTTTCTATCTGTTTCTAAAGACACCACTTTTGACATTCTCCTAAACTATTGGAAAATTTGTTAATTAAATCATCACAATCTTTATTGTTTTCAATACTATTGTTAAGTATCTACAACACTTCCTATAAATTTTTATATAATAGCCCCATAATTATTTCTTTTCTTTATATAATCCAGCACCAATACCTCCCAATAAGAAAGGAGCAATACCATATCTAATATCATTTATATTAAAGTTATCTCTCAAACCTAAAGGAATTCTAACATCATTATCATCAAAAGTTACTGCATTTGCTGATTTTAATTGATTAGATGTATTGAAAACATAATCGGTACTCAGAGGATTCTCAACTACATCTCTTGGTCCATAATCTCTAACATTTTCTAATATCATTCCATCGTTTCCAGCCAATCTTGATTCTTTTATCTCTTCAAAAGGGTCTGTGGTTAACTGTTTCCCATTCATGTTCTTAACATAAGGGTTTTGCATATTTCCATAAAACGCATAAGTTTTATTTTTACCTAATGCCTCATCAAGATATGACTGACTCATGTAGTGTGATGGGGTAGTGAATATTGGACGTTCTTTAGTTACAATGACATCTTCACCATTTTCATAACGAGCAAGTTGTTCTGGTGATAACTCATATCCGTTTTCTTCCGCCCATTTTAAGTTATATGTATCATCAAATGAGATTTTATTAGAAACCTGAGTATTGAAAGTGTTTATATTATCCTCTCCAGTATAGTATAGCTTTAACGGATTTCCTTTTTCTGTTATTGCTTTAGTATTAGATTTAACTTTAAAATGTAAATCCTTCAGTCTTTGAGCTTCAGCCATATCAACACCGTTAGCTACAGCAGCATCAAATTGTTTTTTAGTTAAAGAAGCAGCTTCTTTTGGTGTAATATTTAAAGCTTTAGCAATAGCAGCGTCTTGTGTAGCAGTCCATTGTTCAGGAGTTATATTAGCAGCATTTGTATCTGTTATTCTTGGGGCTTTAATAAAACTAGTTCCTTCATAAGTCTTTATAGTTTTACCATCTTTATCGAGATATTGTAATGCTCCTTTAGTACCTGGAGTAAATCTTGTATCTCTAGCTAATCTTTGTAATCCAGCAACAGTTCCTCTAGTACCATAATTACCTGGACTTGATTTAGGAAATAATATTTCAGCCGCTTCTGGGAGTTCGTTATATAATGCATCGAATAATTGTTGTTTTTCTGCATTAGTTACATTAGAAGCTGGAATTTTATTTTTTACATCATCCCATATTCTCATGTGTACATAATATTTGTCATCTCCAGCAGGCTCCAATACAAATTGTCTTGGTTTATTGTCCGTATGAGAAGGGAGTGACAATCTTATTTTACCATTATCTTGTACTGTTCTAATTATAGAAGAATTTTTAATAGTAGCATCTTGTGTAGGAGTCCATTGTTTAGGAGTAATAGATGATGCATTTTCTGGAGTTATTAACTTACTACTAGTGTCTAACTATCCATCAAATATAACAGGTCTACCATCTGGAGTTATACCAACATTATGGAACTCTCCAAAATCCTATATTAATCCATCAGGAGTTAATATTCTACCATCCTATAACTATAAACCTTGATTTAAAGCCTACTGTCTTACAGCATTCACTATAGCATTAGATTTAGCTCTCTATGCTTCTAAGGCTTCTCCTTGTAGCAACTTACCATCAGGTCCAAATATAGCTTCTCTACCGTAAGGAGTTACCTTCTATTGTCTCCATATAGGATAGAATAACCCATCATCTCCAGTGATGGTTTCTACATGCTCGTGGGGTAATATAAAAGAATATTTGTTTAAAGTTTCATTATTTTTTATAATATTATCTAGTTCTTTCTAGGTATATCCTTT